GTAAAGAAGTGTCAGAAAATACAGAAAACGTAGTTGCAGAAGATGCAGTAGCACCAGAAGCAACCGTAGAAGATACAGCAGTAGTTGCAGATGCAGCTCCAGCTGAGACAGAGGCTACAGCAGATGCACCAGCAGAAGCAGCAGCTCCTGCCGAAGACGCTCCTGCCGAGACTCTGGAAAAAGCAGCCGACGTATCAGAAATTGAGGTCAATGCAGAACCTGATTTTGCAAAAATGTTAGGCGAACTAAAAGGCTTTTTCTCAGAAACTTTGAATAAAGCATCCGAATCAAATGCTGCTCAAGTGTCATCCATCAAGGAAACAGTTGAGACTTTCAGCAAGAGTGTAGATGTTAGAATTTCAGAGTTGGCAGAACAAGGTGCAGCGTTATCAAGCGCTGTCAACGAAGTAAAGAACACCCTAGCGGGAGTTCAAAAGCGTGTAGATGCCGTAGAAGCAGAAACCGCAATTAAGAAGTCTTCCGATCTTGGCCGATCAGAAGAGGTAACAATCAAGAAATCTAAATGGAACGGTTCTTTCCTCGGTTCCGTAAACGAAATATTTAACTAAGGTAGGTATAAATAATGAGCAATGAACTATTAGAAAAAGCAGCTGAAGCTGGTACAACAGTAACTGGCACATTTGCTTCGACAACTGGAGGAACAGGAACACACAGAGCTAGCGAAGCTGGCAACGGTGGTCTCCTTAACCCAGAACAATCTGCTCGCTTCCTTGACTATATGTTCGACGCAACCGTAATCGGCAAGGTCGCACGTACAGTAAGATTGAAGTCAGACACAGCAGAAATTGATCGTATGTCTGTAGGAGAGAAGCTTATGAAGCTTGCTTCAGAAGGAGAGAACACTGGTGTAAACTCAGCTGTTACTTTCTCAAAGATTTCTCTTACAACAAAGAAACTCCGCATGGACTGGGAGCTTTCAACAGAGTCTCTAGAAGACAACATTGAGGGTGCAGATCTTGAAGATCACATTGCACGCTTGATGGCAACACAAGCAGGAAATGACATTGAAGATGTTCTTCTAAACGGAGATACATCTCTAACATCAGACGCACTTTACAAGTCATTCGATGGCGTTGTAAAGAAGTCAAAGGCAACAGGTCGTGTTGTTGATGCAGCGGGAGCAAACGTTTCTCGTGCAGTATTCAACTCAGCACTTAAGGCTATGCCAAGAAAGTACAAGCAACGTCGTGCAGACCTTCGCTTCCTTTCAGGGTCAAACCTAATTCAAGATTACCTATACTCAGCATCACAGTTGGGTGACTACGGTTCAGCTAACCCACAAGATATCGCTTCAAGCGTTATCCGTGGAACTCAACCAGGTCTAGGTGGTCCAGCAGGATTTGTGGCACCATTCGCATTTGGAATTCCAATTGTTGAAGTACCACTACTTCCAGAAACACAGACAGGAACTCACACAGGAGCTTCAGGATCACACGGAGATCTACACTTGACATTCCCAAATAACATTGTTATTGGTATCAAGCGTGACGTAACCGTTTACAGATTCTTCTGGCCACGTAAGGACTCTATCGAGTACACAATGTATACTCGTGTAGGCGTTCAAATCGAGCAGGCAGACTGCTGGGTAGTTGTCAAGAACGTTAAGGTCGCTTCCTAATATATAGGATTTAGATCCGCTAAAAGCCCCTCAAATTAATTTTTGGGGGGCTTTTCATTTGAATTTAACAATGCTATAATTGTTGATACCTAGTAGAAGGAGTAATACATGTCATTTGAGACATTAAAAGTTGCAGAACTCAGAGAAATTGCAGAGAACTTTGCAGTAGACACTGACGGAATTAAAAGCAAAGCAGACATAATTGCCGCATTAGCAGAAGATGGAGTTACCTGGACAGTTTACCAGAAGACTCTAGAAAAAATTAAAGATGCAAACGAAGACGTATTTTCAACTGAAGAAGTTCTTCCAAGACTTGATCCAAAATCAGTAAATGCAGAAGACACCGTATTGGTTAGAATGACTAGAGAAAACTTTAGATATGACATTCTAGGATTTACTTTTACAAAAGAGCATCCTTTTGTTGCAATGCAAGAAGAGCAGGCTCAAGAAATTTTTGACAAGGAGGAAGGTTTCCGTTTAGCTACCCCAAAGGAAGTTCAAGAGTACTACGGATAATCTTTAAAAAATGGATATATTGATAGGTAACAATGCACCTATAAGACACAAATTGTATTGGCAGGGAAATGCAGTAGATGCAGACACCTTACCTACAGCATCTTTTTATGATGTAACACTAGATCCAGAATACTCTATAGATCCTAATATTGTTCAGTCAGCCTCTACAGCTTCAAAATTTGAAACAGACATTGGAGTTTATGAAGTATTTCCTCCATTAAATTTAGTTGATAGAAATAAAAAGCTAAAAGTTAGATGGCAGTATACCGTACAGGGGCAGTCTTTTGTAAAAGATCATTATGTTGATGTAATAACGCCATATGTTGATGTAACGCAAGCAGGAGAAGAATTAGGATTAGGTTCAGACCCTTCTGATCCAAACTATAAAACATATTCTCAAGTTATGCGTGCAGAGCAGTATGCAAGAAAAACTATTGAAAATTTTACAGGACAAAAATTTTATTTGTATCCAGAGACAATAACAGCCTATGGCTCAGGGTCAGATGTTTTACCTTTGCCATCAAAAATTAACAAAATTTATAAAATATATCAAAACGATGTACTTCTGGTTAATACTTTAAATCAAACAAACAATTGGCTATACCAAACTGTAATTTCTGATTCTGGATTTGGAATCAGGGTAGACAGAACTGGCATGCTAGATAATACTGTTTACATAGCAAACGGAATGGTTCCACCATCAATTAATGATTCATATAACGGAGCATTCGGAAAAGATTTAGTATATAGAATTAATGCTCAATTTGGCTGGGATGCTGTCCCAAATGAAATTGAAGAAGCTGCAGTAGAATTAATGAAAGACTATTTTTCAAGAGATAGAATTTGGAGAAACAAATATATAAAGTCTATCTCTACATTTGATTGGGACTTTGAATATACATCAGAGGCACACACAACAACGGGCAATCTTTATGTAGATAATCTTTTGTCAGACTACGTAGTTAGTCATATGGTTGTTATATAATGAATGATTTAATAGATTCTATACTCAGTATGAGAATGGATGTCTATAAACAAATAGACAATCAAGATACTGAGACTGGGCAATTAAAAAAAGAATGGCAGTATGACAGGACAATGCCATGTCATGCAAAAGGCGTAATCTCTAACTCAACAACTTCAAGGAGTGGAGACAAGCAGATACTAAGCAACAAGTATACAAATGAGCAAATTATACAAATAAGAACTGTTTCAAAAATTGGGTATAGAGAAAAGATTACAAATTTACGTGACTCAGAAGATAATGTAATTTGGGTAGAAGCAAACTTTCCCACAGATACACCTACGGTTTTTGAAGTTATGGGAACTACTCCAATAACAGATCTTTTTGGAAAAGTTATAGGATTTAACACTACAATAAAAAGATCGGAGAATCAGGTAATTGGACTCTAGCGCAGTATTGGTTCAAGCAGCAAGCGGACTTAGCAAGTACATGTCTGGCACGACTGGCGTTATTATTAAAGATAGCACTGTTGCTCAAATTTCTGCTGCCATATATTATCAGTCTCAAGTTGTATCAAAGTTGACTACTAGTAAACAATTTCAGTCTAAATTTAGAAATGTAATATTTTCTCAAATTGAAAAAGATTTTGGAGAATACGTTGATGCTCAAGCAAGAATAAATCCATCGACACTGCATCACGTATATGAGTGGAAAAAAACTGGAAACAAATCTCACAGACTATTTAAATTAAATATAAAAGAATCAATGGGGCTTTCATTTAGTATGGGATATTCTTTTATTGATTCAAAATCTATGGTGCCAACAAACTACGGAAAGTCAAGACATGTTTTTAGAGAAAAGGCAAGAGTTATGGAAGCGGGCAACCCAGTAGTAATCAGACCTAGATCTGCTGAAAGACTTGTTTTTGAAATAGATGAAAGAGTAATTAGAATGCCTAAAGGTGCTGCAGTAACAGTAAAAAGACCAGGCGGAGGCAAAGCTACAAATAGATTTCAAATATCATACGCAAGATTCTTCACTGGAAACTTAGTAAACCTATCAATAAAGAAATCAGGATTTCAACAAATATTTAATTCATCAATGTCTAGAGCAATGAAATTACCTCCCGATATTAAAAAAGTAAAATACTCTTTTTCACCAAACACTGTAGAGTTGCAAGCTTCTTCTGCGGTAGCAGCAGCATTCGGAGGTATAGCATGAGCCCATCAGCTAACGATTACAAGTACGATGTAATGTATGATTTAAGAAAACACCTGTGGCAGTCTTTAAAGGACATAGACATTCTTGACCCGCAGGAATACTATAGCGATAACCTGGGCGAGGAGCTGGTCCCAATAATTCCAGTTCAACAAATGCCAGAAATGAATCAGTTTTTAAGCGGGAAGACTCATATAGTATATGACAAGATTGGAATGTCATATGAAGACAACTGGGTAATATGTTGTGAGCAAATACTATATTCTATTTATTCTACAGATATATCAGAGATTGCTCAGATCAGAAACCTTATGGTCGACCTATATAGGAGAATGGATGACTCTGCTACGGAAATAAACAGAAGTCCAATACCTTCAAATAAATTTAAATTCTATAGTATATTTGTAGCAGACATATCCCCCACCAGCCCATCTGAAGAGCTAGCTGGGTTTTTCTCAGCCGATGTTATCCTAGAGGTCAAATATTCTAGGAATGTAGACTCAAGCGGACGTTTTAATTAAATTTGCGTTAAGGGGCATTATACTCTATTATTGGATATAGAGGGAAGGGCCTAGCCAGCCAAAGATTCAAAGATTGACAGCAACAAAATATATATATATTTTTTTGAAACAGGAGGAAACATAAAGATGGCATTTAACTCAGCCAAAAATATTCTTGTGGGAGCTTCACCGCTTTACATCTCGAATTCCGACTCCACAGTATCAGGTTATGTAGAAAATACAGAGCCAGGTGTTGCAAGAACTGGTACATCTGCAAAAGATGGCGTTCCAGCATTTGCTTCAACTGCTTCTTATCGTACTACACTAGATGCTGCACAGTCAACAACAAACAATGCTTTCCGTAACGTTGGATTTACTAACAATGGTCTTCAGATCACTTATAACCCAACTTACGATTCAGTAACTGTAGACCAGTTGCTTGATACAGCAAAGCTATTTAAGTCTGCGATGGAAGTTATGATCGCAACTGAAATGGCAGAAGGAACACTAGAGAACGTTCTTGTAGTTTTCGGACAGGGACAATCAACTCTTACAAATTCAGGAGCTACTCTTGGACTTGAAGCAGGATCTCTAGGTGTTGCTCCAACAGAGCGTCAGCTAGTTGCTATTGGACAAGCTCCAACAACCAGCACACCAAACTCAGAGCGTATTTACTATGCACGTCGTGTATTGTCTGTACAACAGTCACAATTCTCACTTGCACGTAATACTCCAACCACATTCCCAGTAACATTCCGTCTTCTTCCAGACGCAGGTTACGTAGGATCAGAATACGGTAAGATTATTGACCGTACTTGGACCCCAGCTTAATTAAATTAAGATAATAAAGCCCCCTCTTTAGGGGGCTTTATTGTTGTATATGTAATATCATTATGCTATAATAATTAAGACTATCCAAGGAGGATAAATTGGCAACTACAGTATACAGCGTAGAAGAAGTTACTCTACAAGATGGCTCAATAGTAAAATTGAAGCCGTTATCTATTAAAGAACTAAGAAAGTTTATGGCAGTAATAACCAAGACATCACAGGTTACAGAACAAGCAGAGTCGCTTGATCTTTTGATTGATGCTTGCGGAGTTGCTCTTGAAGGGCAGCTACCAAACTTGGTAAAAGACAGAGATGCTTTAGAAGCAGCATTAGACATTCCAACAATTAACAGAATCCTAGAAGTCTGTGGCGGAATTAAGATGGATGCAGACAATGCGGATTTAACTCAGGCGGCGGTTCTAGCTGGGATGAACTAGATCTAGCCGCCTTAGAAGGAGAAGTTTTTCTTCTAGGACATTGGCGGAATTACGATGAGCTAGAAGCAAATCTATCAATGCCAGAACTTATTCAAACTTTAAAAGCAGTATCTAAAAAGGAATCAGAACAAAGAAAGTTTACGGCAAGCCTTAAGGGTATTAATTTAGAGGATGATGAGAAAAAAGAAAACAGTTCTAGTTTTGAAGAAGTCAGAAGAAGGGCGCTAGGAATAGATGCAGATGAAAACGATATTGTTTCTTTGCAAGGACCACTAGCAAGCGAAGCTGGCTTTGGCATAGGAGCAGGACTAGGATATGTTAAGGAGTAAATAGTATAAATGGCTGATGAAAACATTGTAACTAATATAGTTGCCAATGCAGATTTTTCAAATCTTATTGCAGATGTCAATAAGGTATCAGCATCTTTATCTAAATTACAAGCCCAGATAATTCAGTCGGACGCAAAACTTGCAAACCAAGTTGCGGTCATGAATCGTTCATTTGCAGAAAACCTCAGAAGAACTGGCCAGTTTTCAACACACTTCGTAACATTAACCTCTGATGTAGAAAAATTTGGTAAAAACCTTGACGGTGGAAAGCTAAAGCTAAGAGACTATTTCAGAACTTTTCAAGAGCATACAAAGACCTCTGGCGGGCTTATAAGAGAATTAGCCAAGCAACAGGTAGCACTACAAAATGCAATAGTTCAACCCCTTGGGAAAAATGCACAAGGTTTAATGCAATACAATGTGCATATTCCTCAAGGACTAGATGCAGTAAAAAATAAAACAGCGTTAGCAAGACAAGAACTTCAAAT